TACTCTTAATTTTCAAGCCTCTACTACTTGGTGTAGATATAGACTTGATTTGCAATCCATCCTTACGGTTTGATACTTGAGGTGCTTTACGTTCTGTCATATCGACATTTTTCATTCTACGTGTTACACTTTCAGTAGCATCCGATTTACCTTGTTCATAAAAGAACGAAGCAAACTTGTTCGGATTCATTGCGACAGCTAATGCTCTGTGATAACCTGCAGCATCGCTAAGCATACCCGTGTCTTTATCAATAAATTTCCTTACGAAACCTTGATAATCCATTTGTTGCTCTTTGATTCTATCAGTCTCACCCGGTTTGAAAGTAAAAGTATCTTCCCCAATCTTGAAATCAAAACCTTTGAAATCTTGGAAAACTTGGTCTGTCTTTTCAGTAAACCATTCTCTTTTTCTTTTCATCTCTTCTTGAGCTGTATCAGCCTCAGCTAAATATCGCTTATACTCTTCAATCTCTTGCATCTGCTCATCAGAGACTCCAACCGTACTTGACTCAAGTGGTTGTTTGTACATCTCCTTTTGCTCTTCAAAAAAGTTCTTAGCTTTAGCGATAGCCTTTTTCTTTGCCAACTTAGTCTTCTTAATATCTCTCTCTTCGTCTAAGTCCTCATCATAGCTGTAGTCATCCATAAGGACCTCTACATCTTCTGAGTCGGTAGCCTCGCCTGAAGCAAGAAGATATTCAGATAACAGTTGGTCTTCGTCCATAGAAGAAAAATCTCGGTTTAGTTTTACGTAATCTTCAATCCCTCTCCCTGTACTTTTTTTATAATCAAAATAACCTTTAACATCTTCAGGCAACTCTTCATTTTTTTCTCTTTGTTCGAAAAGTTGGTCTACAGATGTAAAGTCTTTCTCATATCTGTTTTTAATAAATGAAAGAACGTCATCCTCATTTAACTCAGAGGATTGAGTTTCTACATTATCCTGCATCTCTACAGTGTCTTGTGTGTCATCAGATGTAGAGTCAGATGGTTGCATATCAATCTGTTCTACATTTGTTGGGTTATGTCTTTCTTCTGCATCTTTTAATAGTTTAGCCTCTATTTCCTGTTTAGACTTTTCTTCAGTCCCGGTAACTTCTTTTACTTTAAATTCCATTTGATTAAATTTTTACAAAGTTAGTTAATATATTTTATTGATTTTATTCGATTATCTTGGAGAGAACTCAGCTAAGTCAAATCCATCTAAGCTATCCTCGTTAGACTCAAATCTTTGTGGAGGTAGATTGTTCTTACGTTGATTGATTAACTGTGACTGCTGCGTGTTCTGCTGATTTATCCTTGAAGCTTTTGCATTCTCTCGTTGAGTCTCTCGTGATTGTAAAGCATTTTCAGACATATCTCGAAGCTGCTGATTGTAGTTAAACTCCTCCTGCATCAACATAGACTTTAATTTAGCCTCGTTGTTCATCTTCTCAATCTCAAACGCAATCTTAGCCTGCTCAAGCTGCATCTTGCCTCTCATCTCCATCTCTATCTTTTGTGCAGCAATCTGTGCTGCCATCTGTTGAGACTGCATATTTATCTGACCTGTCATAGCCTGCTTCTGCATCTCCATCTGTTCTTGCTTATCTTGCTTCTGCTTACGCTTTAACTTAAGGAGTTGATTAGCAAGCTTAATATTCTTAAGCTCTCTAATATCTATGGCATCCTCAAGATTAATATCCTGCTTAGATAAAGCCATCTGTATGTTCTGCTCAAGTTTAGCTTTTTCCTCTTCGTCAGGTGCTACCTCTATAAATATACCAAAGTCATATACGTATAGGTCGCTTATCTCATTCAGTATTGAGACGTTGTACTTTCCTATCTTGTTTGCAAAGTCGTCTTTAAAGTCAGAGTACTCAAGTATGTCAGCAACACGATACGTTAATGCCTCAGCTAAACTTCTGTATATGTAAAGGCTTCCATCAAGTATATGTCGAGTTGCTACATTAGAGTTTAATGCTGCAAGTTTCTGTAGTCCAACTAACGAGTTAGGGTCAGGACTACTTCCGTCTCGTGCCTCGTTTAATCCTGTTACGGTTCTAATCATACCTAAGTAATGATTGTAGTTTCCTATAAGCATCTGTGTCTTAGACGCTCCTGAATTAGATGTAAGCTGTTGTATAGGAACTTTCGCCTGATTATAGTCACCATCCTGAGTGTATGACCTTCCTATCACACTACCCGTTTGGAAGTATAACCTTAATGCATCCTCAGGGTTATATGCGTTGCCTGTACCGAGGTCAACCTCGTTCAGTCCATCTGCATCTATATATACACCATCAGGTACTACCCTTGCAATAACCTGTTGTAGCTTTAGGTGTGTCATCTGTATTAAATCAGCAAATGGTACCATCCTTCTTACTAAAGACTCTAACCTACCCTTATACATTCTTGGGGCAACTGCCACATAGTTTGGTAATGCGTGCTGACTTGTTGACTTAGGTCTCACCATATTCTTTGCAAGCTCCCACTTTAATATGATGTTGGTTCCCATAACCATTACACCGTCATACCACACGTCAATTGTTTTCTCAAACTTCTCAAAGTTTCCTTCCTCCATTACATCTACAGGTGGGTCAAATTGGTCATCTTTTTCAATCACCTTATTACCACCTGTTGCTGTAATCTTTTTCTTATAGACCATCTTCTCTGTGGTCTTATAGTTAAAGTATAATAGTGTTACAGTATCCCTGAAGAAAATATCGTTCTCATAGAACTGTGCTACGTTATAATAGTCGTACCAAGATTGGCTGTACTTACTTATCTCCTCTAAATCTTCTGTTGTCAATGAAGGGTCTATCTTCATTAGCTCTGTGATAGGAAGTGTCTTAACCTCTCCCCAATAGAAACAATCTTTAAAGTGAGGGTCTTCCGTGTAGCTGTAAACAACATTTGCAGGGTCTACATACGATACCTTTACACCTGAGCCTTTTAAAAACTCGTGCTTTGCTATACCAATCCCCACGGTTGCTATGTCATAATCTACTCGCTTACGTAAGTCTATGTAGTGGTTTTCTTCAAATATAGTATTGATAGCCTCTTCCTCTGCTATCTCTATAGCAGGCTTGTAGTTGAGCTGCATATATAAAGCCATCTCCTCATCATCTTGAGGTAGTGCATCCTCAGGCATTATAAACGGGTCGTATCCTGACTTCTCTTTTACTATAGAGAGCTGTTCTTTTGCAGCCATCTGCCCCTCCATCATATCCTGATACTTGCTCCTCTTAGCTTGAGACATTGCATCCTGAGCATATGCCTTAACCTTGAACAGTCTGTCAGACATTCCGTTCACTACTATGTCCACAAACTTAGGGATAACAGGAACAGGTGTCCAATCTAAGTTAAGATAAGATAGGTCGCCATCAATAGCCAACTCGTTCTTATACTTGCTTATTGATTGCTCACCTCTTGCGTATAATCTCAATCTGTGAAACTCTCTCCATTGGTCATAAAACCTACAACCATTTCCATCCTTACGAAACCATTCATACTGAATGGCTTGCCCTATCATCAACCCGTATTCATCTGTTGCTTTCTCAGCATCAGAAACAAACTGACTTGGAAACCCTGCAGATGAAATATTAATTTTTACATCCTTCATCTAATTATTTGACTTGTTTTTCCTGTATTAGTATACCTTGCAAAGTTAACTTTTATTTTTGATTCTTTTCTTTCGGGTTGATATAGGTTTTTTTGACACGCCATAATAGCCAAACCCGTACTAATAGAGGCATCAAATTTAGTCCTGTTGGTTATATCAAACTTTGCCCAATCCTCCAATGTCCTATTGAATGCCATCGAGTTCATATCCCCATTATCTTTTAATCCAATGTGTCCCTCTATGTAAGACTCAATTGCTGCTGCGTGTGCCTGCTTTACTGCTTCACTTGAGTTAGGTATACCACCCAACTCTCTTTCTGTCTTAGACAGCTTCGTAAATGCCTTATCGGGTCTGTTAGTACAGAACCCCCTGTATCCTCTATTCTTAAAATGATACAGTAACCTTGGCTTATTGTTCTCTATTAGTATCGGCATACCATAGAACACACACGCCATTAGCACATCCTCAAAGAATATCTCGGCTGTCTGTGGTCGTGCAATATACTCCAAGAAGAACTCGTTGCTCGGAGCCTCTTCCATACTAAACTTTGTGAGCCCGTGTAAAGCACCATTTGACCCCACACCTCCTACTGTGCCACTAATATCATATGAGTCACACCCAAAGCTCCCTATGTGTTCGTTACCCGGATACATAACCCCATTCTTTTTTACTATCCTGTTCTGCAGGATTTTATTGGGCACCCACGTAATAAAAAATCTACCTCGCTTGTCAGGATTAAACATAACCGTACTATCCTTGATACCGTTCTTCCAACTAAAAGACCCACGTGTCACATACTGCTCTGTTACCATACTATCGTTGTAGTCTATCTGCTGATATATCTTTGTCAAGTTAAACAGTGATTGCTTGCTCTCGTCCCTAAATGCGTGGGACTCAGTCCTTGGAAACTGTCTGTAGTACTCGTTTAATGCATCAGGGTCATTCTTTAATGACTCTACCTCGTTGTCCCAATACTCTACAGCACCTTGTGTAATCCACTCATTGTCAATACCTTTGACCTTATCGTCTACATTTTTTAGTACAGGCATACCATACCTGTCAATAAAACCTTCCATATTCCATTCCATAGGAATAAAGAGAGAGTACATACCACTCTTGGTCTGACCGTTAGCATTTCTTTTAGTCACATCAGAATCGTAGTACAGCCTCTTAAAGTTTTCTCCACCCTTGCTTAATGCGTTTGATGTGGAGCCCATCATACACTTACCTATAATCTTACTACCCAATCTTAGACACGTCTTGGTGACACGCCAATTGTTTAGGATGTTATTTGGCTTTAACCACTTCCCACTCTCATCGTGTATTAGTAGTAAGAGTTTCTCACCATCATAGCTGTTGTCGTCTGTATTCTTCCAATCTATCGTAGTATCTAAACCTTCCATCTCATCAGCATCTATATCATACATATTCTTCTTAGTAATCTTAGCTGCAGGTACACGGTACGCTAACTCAGTCTTTGGCTTATCCATACCGTCCATAATAGGCTTGAAGAAGAATGGTAGCCTGCTGTTTATTGGCACAACCTTGTCGGTGAACATCTTCTTGGCATCGCTACCCGTCTTGGATAGTATCCCTACCCTTGAATCTTTAGCAAGCGTCCCCGTGTTTACACACTCTGACGATGACATAAACGAGAACCCTGAACGTCTAATCTTTAGGTATATCATCCCAAAGCTTCTCTTGTCTGCCTTACACGCCTCCCAATATATATACAGTAACCTATTTGCCTCTCTGAAGTCAGGGTATCCAACATCTATTGTAGTCCATTGCAGATACATATAGTGTGCCCCGGTTATGTATGTAGGCTTGCCGTTACTCATAAACCAAAAACCAAGCTCCCTATTATCGAACTCTGCTTCAATATAGTCCACCCATCTTGCCTTAAAATCTGACAGCATCTCATTCCACTGAAAGATGGATGAAATCTTAGATAAAGGTTTTGGTAAATCTTGACGCTCCCAATACTGTTCTTTCTTGTCCTTATGTCTTTGGTATATTTCTTTTGGAGGTTTGGGAAGTGCTATCTTTAGTCCTGATATTTCAATTATCTCTCCTATCTCTCCGGTCTTTGATATTACTACAACATCATACTTCTCGTTATAACCGTACAGCCAAGACCTGTTGCGGTTTTTGTTAGTATACACGCTCTTAGGTATGTAGTCGTGTATTACTCGGTATATATTATTTGGACCTTCTTTCTGCAAACCCTTGTTTTGTATCTAACTTATTAGGCACACCACTACTCTCTATAGCCTCACGCTCCTCTTCAATCCTTTTTAATATCTCAAAGGCATCAAATATTGCAAGCTTCTTTGTGGCTGCAGCATTCTTTAACCTATCTGCAGATAGGTCATCCTCCGGGTCGTGCTTTATAATCTGCTCCTTTGCAACCTTTATAAGCTGCTCTACTGCCTTGTGACCTGCTTCAATTATTTTTAACTTAACACTCTTTGTATCCATCTATGTTA